TTCGATTCAGAGATGAAGAAGGACAATACGCGAAAGGCGACTACAAAGCAATTGGATTTTGGTTGCAGAAACGTGTCTATGCACAAGGTATTAAACCGAGTTTGTTCTTTACGAAACCATTTGAACAAGCATTTAAAAAACTACCTGACGAACTAATTAACGCTTACGGATTGGAAGCGGTACAATTATTTGATTCAATAATGAAAGAAAACTTTAAGAATTATGGCAATAAGTAACATATACGCACGTTCACCTTTTATCATAGAAATAAACGAACTTGCTCAATTAGGAAGCAAAGTAGAATTGTATATTTATCCCTACGGAACAACACCGCCAACTTCACCTACTTACACGCTTGAAAAGTTAATACCAGCAAGCAACAACCTACAAACGCTTTATAACGTTTCGCCGTACTTATTAGAAGCCATTACGCACGACCAATTTATTAACAATTATTCAACGGACGGTGGATTGCTTCAAGTATCGCAGTACACAATGGTTGATATTTACCGCTACAAATTAGATTCATTCACAAACTCGTATGTCTTATTGGATAATTTTACCTATCAAGCTTATGACGGATACGGATATTATTCGGAAGGGATGAATCCAATGCAAGGCGAATACTACCATTTAGATGAACAAACTTATTACTACTGGGCAGACCCTAACAACAACCCTTCGGTTAATCAACTCGAAAGAGCGGGTACATTTACCGCGTATCTAACCAATATACATACGGTAGAATACGAGCAAATCGGGACGGGCTTGACGCATTCATACACGATAAGTGCAACGGATAATTACAACCTTTACCGAGTTTATCCAAGTTACTATTTAACGGGTAACATTTTACGAATAAAAATAGGTGCAATTATTGTCAGGGAATATACGTTTATGCCTATGGTTGAATGTAGATACACGCCAGTAGTTATTGACTTTATAAATAAATATGGCGCGTGGCAACGGGAGTTTATGTTTAAAGCAAGTTACGAAAACCTACAAACTACGACAACCGAGTTCAACCTGATGAACAAATTTGCGACACCTTTTGCAAGTTACGATGAACAAACAAACCAAAGACAGCAATTTAACACAAACGGGAAAATAGGTTACCGAGTTAACACGGGGTGGGTTGATGAAACCTTTAACAACAACCTTCAACAACTTATGTTAAGTGAGCGTATTTTATTAGACAATCAACCCGTTAAAACACGAACACAAGGATTCGACAAGCAAAAGAACATAAACACGAAGCAAATCAATTACGTTATTGAGTTCGAACAGAATAACGACCTAATAAATAACATAGTGTAATGAAAAGACAAGTAAGGGTTTTTGTAGAAGGTAGACAATTAGATTTATTTAACGATGAAACGATTGAAGTAACTTCCACGATTCAAAACATACAAGATATTTCAAAAACTTACACGGACTTTTCGCAGTCTTTTACAATACCTACAAGCGCGAATAATAACGCGATATGGCAATACTTTTACGAGAACGCGTTAAATAGTTCAATTAACTACCAAGAACGTTTAGACGGATACATAGAAATAGATATGACTTTTTTCCGTAGGGGTAAAATCCAAATGGAAAAGTCGCAACTAAAAAACGGACAACCTAATTCGTACACAATTACTTTTTATGGGGATGTTACTACGCTTAAAGATATTATAGGCGAAGACTTATTAAGCGACCTTGACTATACACCATTTAACCACGATTACACATTTGCAGAAGTATTCAATAGAGTAAGGGACGGAATAACGGACTATGATGTATGCTACCCACTTATAACTTCCAATCGAATATGGGAATACCAAAACGCAGCACCTTACGCAAATATTCCACAATACATAGTTAATCAACTTGGTTTAAATTCCAACGATATTTCAACCGTTCAAGGAAGGATAGATTACCGCGAGTTATTTCCCGCCTTAAAAATTAGCGCGATATTTAACTCAATTGAAAATACATACGGTATAAATTTTACGGGTAGTTTTTTAACCGACCCAAAGTTTACTCAAGCATATTTATGGTACAAGAATAAAAACGATTTTGAGTTTTCAGGCGAACCGCAACAAATTATTTTTAATACTATTGTTTCTTCGTCTTTGCCTAACTACCCTTTAAATTTATTTATTGACCCGTTACAAGGCACAATAACGACAAGCTATTTTAACGGGGTTAGTTTTCATTCGATTTCGTTGGCAGTAAATACGGTTTCAAGTTTAATTATTCCTTATTATGTAGATATTTACCGAAATGGCGCATTATATGCTACCTTAAACGGATTAGGAACTACATTAAACGGAAACTTTAACTATATTCCAAACGTTCAAGGATTAAACGATATTTACGAATTTAAGGTAAGAGCAACCAGCGCATTAACTATTGATTTTAACGTAACGTATTCAGTAAGTTATTTTGGAGGCTTAGTTTTGAATACCGATTTTATTACTTACGACACTATACCAAATGCGTTAACGACTTACACCGATTTAGCACAACTTGCACCAGCGATGAAAGTGCAAGACTTTATTGCGGGAATCTTAAAACAATTTAATCTAACGTGTTTTGGTACGGGGGTAAATACTTACGAAATAATCCCTTTAGACGATTGGTATTCAGCGGGTGCAATAGTTGACATAACAACATACACCGACCGCGAGGAAATAGGAATAGACCGCGTAAAACTGTACAAGAAAATAGCGTACAAGTTTCAGCAGTCAAATTCGTTAATGAACAAAGCATTCTTTGAACAAGGGTTGAGAGAATACGGAAACACGGAATATCAATTTCCTTATGACGGTGGCGAATTTACGATAGAAGTACCTTTTGAAAACCTTTTATTTAATCAATTCTTTCACGCGGGAAATCCAACAGGACTTCAAGTAGGTTATGCGTTAGATAATGCTTTTGCACCATACATTCCTAAACCTTGTTTGCTATACAAATACGGACAAGTAAATTTAGCGCAACACATCCACTTTACTGATGGCGCAGGAAACTTTTTAACGAATGATTATGTAATGTTCGGACAAGATTTAACGGATAGTGGAGTAAATTACTCTTTAAACTTTGCACCAGAAACTTCTTCGTATTGGTTGCAAGTTATCCAAAACTCAATTTTTGCAACGTATTATTTTCCTTACTTGACAAACTTATTCAATCCTAAAAACCGACTAACAACGGTAAAAGCGAATTTACCCGTAGCACTTTTGACTGGGTTACAATTAAATGATAGGTTAATAATCCGCGACAAACGTTACTTAATAAACGAAATGAAAACGAATATGGTAACGGGCGAAACTACCTTTGAACTATTAAATGATTTTATGCCTGTGTTACCTGCAAGGATTATTCAAGTAGGCGAAGCAGTAGACCACACAACGACACCGATAACGCTTCCTAACAATTCACATCAAGCGGAGTTTATGAGTACAATACCTGATTTAGTTTTTGACCCACCATTAATTTTGGCAAGTCAATCAATAACAATTACGTTTCCACCTTTAACAAGTGGAAATTCTTATTCGTTCGATACCATTTACTCAAATAATGACGGTAGCACAACCACCCAAACAATGATAATACTTTGTATATGAGTTATATTAATCAAATAGTACAATTACTTCAAGTTTCCGATTTCATAGGCGAACACGAATATATCGAAGTAGCCAAAGGAAAGTACAAATTACACGATAGCGTGAAAGGACAATACAAACAAGCTATGAGAGAGTTTAAATTAAAAAGACTAAATAGAAATGGCGGAAAAAAGAACGATTGATTTAGAGATAAAAGATAATGCTGGAAGTTTAAAAGCAAGATTAGCCGAAGCAACAAAAGAACTTCAAGCTATTGCTGAAAAATTTGGTGAAACGTCAAAGGAAGCAATAAATGCGGCTGAAAAAGTTGCGGATTTAAAGAATAAAATACAAGACACAAAAGAAGTTACTAATGCTATTAATCCAGATAAATTTCAAGCAGTTAGCGGTGCATTAGGTAGCGTTTCAAACGGATTAGATTCAGTTAAGCAAGCAATGGGAATGTTTGGGATTGAATCTGAAAAGGTAGAAAAAATTATGCTTGGTGTTAAAAATGCACTTACTTTAGTTCGTGCATTAGAAGATATAAAAGAAGCAAAAAAACAATTTCAATTATTTGGTTCGGTTGCAAAAACTGCTTTAAGCGGTGTTAAAGCTGGAGTTGCTGCAACGGGTATCGGTTTACTTGTTATCGCATTAGGAACTATGGCTGCTTATTGGGATGATATTTCAAAAGCGGTTGGAATTAGTGGGGATGAAATGGAAAAAACAAAAGAAAAGCAAAAAGCATTAACTAAATCAATGAAAGACGAAAGTAGTGCAGTTGCAAAAAATTCAGCAGAATTTATTGGTTTAGTTTATCAGTTAAAAGCTACAAATGCAAAAAGTAAAGAACGTGCGGATTTAATAAAAAAAATAAATGGTCAATATAATACCACGCTTAAAAATCTTTCAGATGAAGCGGCATTTCAAAAACAATTAAACGCAGAAGTTGCTGATTATGTTACCTATCAGAAAGCAAAATATAAATTACAACAAAATGAAGAGAAAGTACAAAGAAATTTAGCAACACAAGCGGAACTTGAATCAAAAATAAGTAAAGTAAAGGCGGAACAAGCTAAACAAAGTAAATATATTAGCACATTAAGCAAAGAAGAACAAAAAGAAGCAAACAAGGCAGCAAAGATTGGTGATAAAATTTTAAAAGATTATCAAAAACAATTAGATGATGCAAATAAAAGATTAGAAGGTTATGGTAAAGTAGCACTTGAAACTAATTCTAAAATATCTACTATTGAAGGAACAACAGGAAGGTTTAATGAATCATTTAAAAAAACTGCAGAAACAACAAAAAATGTTACAAAAGAAACGGAAAAATATTCAGACGCATTAATTAATTATTTAAACGCTATTGAAGATAAACGACAATCCGAAATAAAAAGCGCACAAGAAAGAGAGGAACAAGAAGTAGCAAATAAATATGAAAAATTATACTTATTGGCAGATGAAGCTGGACAGGATTCGCGTCAATTATTAATAGAGCAAGCAAATGAAATAGGCGCAATCCGTATTAAATATAAAAATTTAGAAATAGAAGAAAAAAAGAAAAAAGAAGAAGAATTAGCAAAATTAGCCAAAGAAACAGAAGACAAGCAATTAGAAGAAATGTTTGCTTTAGAACAATTAAGAATAGACCATATTGCAGATGTTCAAGAAAAAGAGTTAGCGGTTAAAAAATTAGGTTGGTCAAGAGAACAAGCCGAATTACAAAAATCATTAGATACTGGATTAATAACACAAGAACTTTATGAGCAATACAAAAAAGAAACAACTGAAAGGTATTTATCGGAAACTAAAGAACTTCAAAAAAAGTATTCTGATGATGAAAATAAACGAAGACAAGAAAACATTGACCAATACCTTGATTTAGCAAAACAACAATTCCAAGCACTCGGAGATTTAGCAATGCAATTTAATTTTAAAAGCAAATCAGCACAAAAGGCAGCATTCAATGTTAAAAAAGGTGCAGACATAGCAAGCGCAACAATCGACACTTATAAGGCGGCTCAAAGTGCTTACGCTTCAATGTCAGGAATACCTGTTGCAGGGCCAGCATTGGGGGCAGCGGCAGCGGCAATAGCGGTTACTGCTGGTTTATTGAATGTTAAAAAAATTGCTTCACAAAAGTTTGAAGGCGGTAGTATTTCAGGCGGTGGAAGTGGTGGTGGTAGTATGTCAGTAGGTGGATTATCAGGTGGCGCACAAGCACCTTCGTTTAACGTGGTAGGAAATAACGGACTAAACCAACTGCAACAACTTCAACAACAACCAGTACAAGCGTTCGTGGTAAGTGGTAACGTAACTACTGCGCAATCACTCGACCGAAATAGGATAACAAACGCAACACTTTAAGAATAAATAAATTATTTAGTTATGAAAATCATTGAACTTGTAATTGACGAACAAGACGAGCAAAGCGGAATAGACGCGGTTAGCGTTGTTCATTCGCCAGCAATCGAAGAAAACTTTATCGCCCTAAACAAACACGAAATAGAATTAAAAGAAGTTGACGCAGAAAAAAAGATTTTAATGGGTGCTGCTTTGATTCCTAACAAACAAATTTACCGCAAGAATAATAAGAACGAAGAATACTATATTTATTTTTCAGCAGACACGGTAAGAAAAGCAAGTGAATTATTTTTAATCAACTCAAATCAAAATAACGCAACCTACGAACACGAGCGAAAAATTAACGGGTTGTCCGTTGTTGAGTCGTGGATAATTGAAGACGAAGAAAAAGACAAATCAACTTTGTACGGATTCTCTTTACCTAAAGGAACTTGGATGATTTCAATGAAGGTTAACAATCCTGAAATTTGGCAAGACGTTAAAGAAGGCAAAGTAAAAGGATTTTCAATAGAGGGTTATTTTGCGGATAAGTACGAAATGAGTTTACAGGATTCCGAAGAACAAGAAGCAACCGAAGTAATCGCGGAACTTAAAAAACTACTGAAATTAGAATCTTATACCGATTACCCAAAACAAGCAAGCGAAAACGCAAAAATAGCTATCAGGTACGCAGAAGAAAACGGGTGGGGAGATTGCGGAACAGCAGTAGGCAAAGTTCGTGCAAATCAATTAGCAAATGGCGAAGCAATAAGCGAAGACACTATTTCAAGAATGGCAAGTTTTGAACGACACCGACAAAATTCGGATAAAGAATTAGGGGACGGGTGCGGACGTTTAATGTGGCTTGCTTGGGGTGGGGATGAAGGTATAGAATGGGCGCAACGTAAACTTGAACAAATAAGAAATGGCAAAGCAAACTAATCAGGTTACTCACATAAAGAAACCGAAGGTAAAGCGTCCTAACGTACACGCGAAATCAAAAACAAGCCACTTAAAAACGTCAAAGAATTACAAAAAACTAAATAGAGGTCAAGGATGAAAAATAGAGGTAAAGAAGAAAAGCGAAGCAGTCCGAGAGGTGGTAAACGTGGTTGCCTATGTAAAGACGGAAAATATAACCGAAAGTGTTGCAACGGGGATTTACAAAATCAAGGAATTGGAAGTGATGTAACACCACCGAATCCAGTACCACCACCGCCACTTTGGTATCCTAAACCATAAGCAAAAATGCAACAATTAAAAATCAAGTTAGTTATTAAGTTATGAAAAACATTTTAGACAAAATCAACCGAGCAACTGAAATCCAAGCTAAAAAAATTGAGTTAGGCACGATGCAAACGTTAGAGCAAGATATTGTGGATATGCAATATGGTTTAAAAAAAATAAAAGAGTTAAAAAAAGAAATCAAAGCGACATACGAAAAAACGAAATCACAAATTGATACCGATTTAAGCGAATACGAAAACAAATCTAAAGAAGTTGGTATTGAACCTGAACAAGTGGAAGCGTTTATGAAATTGAAAGCGTTGAAAGAAGAAATGGAAAACTTAATAAATAAATAAACAAATGAAAAATAGCACACTATTAGAAAAAATCAAAGCGTTGTTATCTAACGAAATTAAGTTAGAACAAATGATGATGGCAGACGGAGTAACTAAAATTGAAGCGGATACTTTCGAAGCGGGTAAAGAAGTTTTTGTCGTAACCGAAGACGAACAAAAGATAGCCGTTCCAGTAGGCGAATACGAACTTGAAGACGGACGTATTTTAGTTGTAGTTGAAGAAGGTATTATTTCCGAAGTAAAAGAAAAAGAAGAAGAAGTAGAAGAAGTAAAAGAGGAAGTAACGGAAGAAGTACCAGCAGAAGCAACTGAACCTGAAATGAGCGCACCTGTATCTAATCCTAAAAAGACTGTTGAATCAATCGTTAAAGAAACATTTTTTAGCGAAATGGAAAACCTTAAAAAAGAAAATGAAGCGTTAAAAGCAGAATTGGCAAAAATGTCGAAAGTTAATGAGAATGCAACCGAAGCAACCGAACTTTCCGAAATACCTAAACCAATCGCATTTAACCCTGAAAAAGAAGCTAAAGCCGAAATAACTAAAATCGGTAAAAAAGCACCACGCGGAATAATGGATTCCGTACTAAACAAAATGTATAAATAATTTAAATTAAAATAAAATGCCAAATCCAACAATTACTACATCTTACGCTGGTCAGTGGGCAGGTAAGTATGTTTCTGCTGCTCTTTTGAGCGCACCAACTATCGAAGGTGGCGGGGTAACCGTATTGCCTAACGTTAAATACAAAGCAGTTATTCAACGACTTGAAACAACCGACTTTTTGAAGGACGCTTCTTGCGACTTTACACCGATTGGAACAGTTGATTTAACCGAGCGCGTGCTACAGGTTAAAGACCTTCAAGTTAATATGACTTTTTGTAAATCCGAGTTTCACTCAACTTGGCAATCAATCGAAATGGGTTATTCTTCTTTCGATACTTTGCCAAAGTCTTTTGCTGATTATTTAATCGCTTACGCTGCTCAAAAAGTTGCGGCTGCTAACGAGGTTTCTATTTGGCAAGGTTCTAACGCTGTTTCAGGTCAATTTGACGGACTTTATACTACTGCATTGGCTGATATTAACTTACCACCAGCACAATTAATTCCAGCAGCAGCTATTACTGCCGCTAACGTTATCGGTGAAATGCAATTAGTTTACGATGCTATCCCTTCAACTCTTTACGGAAAACCTGATTTAAAAATATACGTTTCTCAAAACGTTGCAAAAGCATACGTTGCTGCATTAGGTGGTTTCGCTGTTGCTGCTACTTCTAACTCAGGGGTTAACGCTCAAGGAACTATGTGGTACAATAATGGCGCGTTGACATTTAACGGGTTGCCTATCTTTATGGCTAACGGATTGCCTAACGATTCAATGATGGCTACAACTACTTCTAACCTTTATTTTGGTTGTTCTTTATTGAGCGATACCCAAGAAGTTAGAGTAATTGACACTTCCGAAACTTTAGGAGATGACAACGTTCGTGTAGTTATGCGAATGGCTGCTGGTGCGCAATACGGAGTTATTGAAGATATCGTAATTTACGGATAATAACTAACCACTATATTGAAGGGTGGTGGATAATACTGCCACCCTTTTTTTGTTAAACATTTAAAAAATATAATAAAATGAGTTGCGATATTTCACACGGTAGATTAGAACCTTGTAAAGACGTTGTAGGTGGTTTACGAAACATTTACATTCTTAATTATGGTTTATATGACCCACAAACGGACGTTACTTACGACCCGAGTTCAGCACTTTCTGACGTAATAACAGGTATTGCGTTAGCACCTTTATCTAACATTTACAAATACGAATTAAAAGGGACTAATTCTTTCGAAACTACTATTACTTCTTCTCGTGAGAATGGTACGACTTTCTTCGAGCAAGTTCTTTCAGTTCAGTTGAAAAAACAAGACCAAATTACTCACAAGCAAATTAAATTACTTTCTTACGGAAGACCTAACATTATCGTTGAAACAAATAACAACGATTTCTTTATTGCAGGTTTAGTAAGGGGTATGGATGTAACTGCGGGAACTATCTCTAACGGAACTGCGTTAGGCGATATGACAGGTTACTCTTTGACTTTCACAGGTCAAGAAGCAGTACCTGCTAACTGGTTGGATTGTAATACTGAATCACAATTAGTTTCTTTATTAGGAAACCCAACAGTTGTAAATTCTTAAGAACATTGTTTTGTTCATAGCGCAAGGGGGAGTGGCAACACTCCCTTTTTTTATGCACAAAAAGACGATAAAAGAGTTATATAAATATGATAGTAGTTAACGAATCTATAATAGGTCAAACAATACATTTTATTCCAAGATACGGTTCTCCTACAACATTGGAATTAACGGGCGAAAACACGAACGTAACTCAACTTGTTACGGGTACATTTGTTTATACGGATTACACTTGGCAACTTATAGCGCAATTCCCAACTAAAGAAAACCAATTTTATTGGGCAGTATTCAAAGACGCATTCGGAAATATACTATTAAAAGAGCGTATGTTTTGCACTAACCAACCGATAAACACATTCTCGGTAAATAACGGACAATACATAAGCAATCAAACAACTAACGACTTTATAATGTATGAGTAAGAACGTCCACATACTACAATTAGCCGAGTACAAGCAACCCGTACTTCAAGAAAACTCACGAGACGCGTGGGTAGGTTGGGGAGAAGATAACGACTATTTTCACTACTTGATTGAAAGGTACACGAAATCAACCACGAATAACGCTATTATAAACAACGTAGCGCGATTAATTTACGGAAAAGGATTAAGTGCATTAGACGCTTCAAGAAAGCCAAATGAATACGCGCAAATGATGACTTTATTTTCTGCGGATTGCGTTCGTAAAATGGTATTCGATAGAAAGTTATTCGGGCAGTTTGCTATCCAAGTACACTATAACGACAAGCACGACAAAATACTAAAAGCATACCACATACCCGTTAATCTATTAAGAGCGGAGAAATGCAACGAAAAAGGCGAAATAACAGGATATTATTATTCGGATAATTGGGAAGAAGTACGCAAATTTCCGCCTATGCGAATACCAGCGTTCGGACATTCAAAAGAAAAAATTGAAATCTTATTCGTAAAACCTTACGGGGTTGGGATGAAATACTACGCTTATCCTGACTATCAAGGTGCGTTACCTTACGCAGTTCTTGAAGAAGAAGTAAGCGACTACCTAATTAACGAAGTACAAAATGGATTCTCAGGGACGAAAGTCGTTAACTTTAACAACGGAGTTCCTTCGGAAGAACAACAAGACCTTATAAGCCAAAAAGTTTTAAGTAAATTAACTGGCTCTAAAGGACAAAAAGTAATAGTTGCATTTAATGCTAACCAAGAATCTAAAACAACGGTAGACGATATTCCGTTAAATGACGCACCCGACCACTATACATACTTAAGCGAAGAATGCTTAAGAAAAATAATGCTCGGACACAACGTAACTTCGCCTTTGTTATTTGGTATTGCTTCAACGAATGGATTCAGTTCTAATGCAGACGAATTACAAAACTCGTTTATCCTATTTAACAATATGGTTATTAAACCATTCCAAGACGAAATATTAGAAGCGTTTGACAAAGTGTTAGCGTTTAACGGAATCTCGTTAAAGTTATTTTTTAGAACGTTAAAACCTTTAGAATTTACCGATTTAGAAAACGCTACAACGCAAGACCAAGTAACAGAAGAAACAGGTGCAGACGCAACGGAACTTAAAGCACAAAAAAACGAAAAACAATTAGCAATTATTTTAGATAACCTAAAAGGCGAAGTTGTAAACGAAGAATGGGAAAAAGTAGATGAGCGTAAATTTTCGGACGACAACGAACCAATCGAAGAATGGGCAACGCGTTTAATTAAACCTAAACAATCATTAGCCGAAAAGTTGAGTTCATTTATTAAGAGCAAGCAAAACGGATTTAGCTACCTTGACAAGTCAATTTACAAAGTTAGGTATAGATATTCGGAATGGTACAAAAAAGAAAATCAACGCGATTTTTGTTCTTTGATGATGTCAAGAACTGCAAATGGAGTAGTGTATAGGTTAGAAGACATAGACGCAGCAAGCAGAGCGGGAGTTAATGAGGAATTAGGACACAAGGGACAACCTTACGACTTATTCAGGTTTAAAGGTGGGGTAAATTGCGGTCATTATTGGACGGAAGAACTATTCAGATTAAAGAAAAAAACAGACGGAACGTATTACGAAGACAAAGCGTTATCCAGTAGCGAACAAGTTGCGACAATTCCAAATTCTTATATGCCAAATCCAAGAGGCTCAGCAGACGCAGTTATTCCGCCTTTTGATATGCCAAATCACGGACACCACCCTAACTACAAAAAAGATTAAAAATGCCCGAAGCGTTACTAATTACCCGAGATGATTTAGTTCGATTTACCGCCACTAACGGAAATATGGATACCGACACTTTTATTCAATGGATTAAAGTGGCTCAAGACATCCACATTCAGCAATACACGGGAACGGAACTATTAAACAAAATAAAAACGGACATCGTAAATAATACTTTAGCGAATCCGTACCTTGACCTTGTAGAAACTTATTTAAAACCTATGCTTATCCATTGGGCAATGGTTGAGTTTTTACCTTTTCAAGCATACACTATTGCGAACAAAGGTATCTTTAAACATTCAAGCGAAAACGCTTCTAACGTTGACAAAAACGAAGTGGACTTTTTAATAGATAAGCAACGTTATTTAGCGCAAAACTACACCGAGCGTTTTAT